TTTCAATACCGGTGGTATGAAATATGACGAAGCCTGTGCTGAAACCATGAAAACATGGGGAAACATTAAACCGCTTCAACACTTAAGCAATACTGAACCAGGCAATGAAGGCGGGTCATTCACAGAACGAAGAAAACATAGTTACTATATCCACTATATTCCAGAAGAGCAAAAAAGCGTTATGATGGAAAATATTGTAGATGTTGATATTGAGGCAAAAGGAAAAAATTTAGCAGTTATGAAAATGAAAAATGATTTTTCTGGACTTATTTAATAAAGGTGATATACATGCTAAATAACTTATTTGCTTCACTTGCTTTTACATATGACATAAAAATATCACCAAAATATATTATGGAATTTACTATGGATGATGATGAAAAGAAAAAACAAGAAAATATTTCTTGGCAAGAATATATGCACGAACAATATGAATATGCAGATTTTTTCGCCGACGAAGAAGATGATTGTTCGCCTTATTCAAGAATGATATAGTATTTGCGAATGCAATTTGCGAACCTTGCAATACTGAAACACTGACACTTGTTTGTTCTGAAGAACAAACAAGTTTTTTATCTAAATGTCCCAAGTGTCGCACTACATATAAAACAAAAATAAACGGAGAGTGAAATGCTAAAAATAGGTGACTGGGTTGAAATAACTCCGCAATCTGATCTGAGATGGAGTTCTTGGGTTTCTTCAAAGGATACATATGACTGCTTTCGTTCTAAAATTGGAATAATAGAAAATATATGTGAAGACTACGAAAGAGACGGTGAATATTTATATTCTGTACTAGTAGATTTTCCAAATGGACTCAAGAAGCTGGGTCCAGGACAATATTATGAATGGTTTCGCGACTATCATCTGGTTTTGTCCTCAAAGTCAAGATCAATTTTGCAAAGTAATATGGCCCAAGCAGGTAAAGAACTGCAAGAGTGGGAAAAGTTTAAAAAGAATTCAACGAACGAAATGTTGAAAAAAATCTTTTGTCCTCCAGAGGAAATACAAGAACAGTTAGCAAACAATCAAGACGATCCAAACCAGTGGGATCTAAAAACCCCAAACACATATAACGAAAACAACTATGATACTTATTATGACTATTATAGTTATAGTGGAAGTTATACAAACACTACCAATGTAGATCACTATTATTTCATGGACCTTTTAGGAGATGATGACGATCAAAAAATTTGATAAACCTTTTGAAGTTGGAGATCTTGTTTATCTCAATACTTTTAACCCACCAGCAATAGCAATAGTTGTAAAAGTAAAAAAACTTTTACGCTTATACGACATTCTTCTTCAAAAAGAACAAACATATCTGCCAGATATTCCAGAACAATATATAAATAAAATATAAAACACAACACAGCCCCGATAAACTATTTATGTTTATCGGGGTTTTTTATGTCTAAAATAGTTGTAAAGATACAAAATACAAAAACTTATAAAAGCGCGCATGTTGTTATAGTTGATGATGAAAATATTCTTATTTTGAAAAGAAGCGAAATAGATGAGTGGATGCCAGAACATTATGGTTTGCCGGGAGGCAAACTTGAGTCTGGAGAAAATACATTAGACGGACTTTGTCGAGAGTGCAAAGAAGAAACAAGTCTTGATATATTTCCACAAGACTTGGTGTTTTTACCAAAATGCAGTATTGAAAACCAACACGCTTTTTATTATACTAAAAAATATAGTGGAAAAGTAAAACTGGACTTTGAGCACAGCGACTTCAAATGGATAAATCCCAAAAACTTATCTAACTATAAAATAGTTCCAGACTTATTATCAATAGTTGCAGAGACTTGGGAGAAAATAAATGACGCTACGAGATAAACTTATTCGGTTTTCTTACAACTTTACTTGGGTTTCAAAACTTTGGTATTCTTTTACAATGCTATTTAGCAAAGTATTAGAAAAATGCCCTATCCCAATATATGATAATGTTGAAGAAATAAAAAATGCTCTTGGAAAAGGCAGTTTATACAAATATGATATCATTGCAGGTGTGAAAAGCGATTATCTTATACACCCAGGAGTCATTCAGTGTCGTTTAGAAAGTCAAACAAAGTTTGGAGACTGCGATGATCACGCCATTTATTGGTGTTCTGCTATAAAAAAATCAAAATTAGCAAAAAAAGTATGGTTTTCTTTTTTTACAATGAAAGGAGTTGGTGAAGATAAGTCATATTCTTCACACGCTGTATGTGTTTTTCTTGATAAAGAAGACAAATTGTATTGGTGTGACTATAGAAGTCCAAGAAATATTGAAAAATTTGCTGATTTTCAAAAAGAATCGGCAAAACTTTATGGCAACGAACCAGTTTGCTCTGTTATGTGGGAAATTTGCGATATAAAACAGGACGATACGCCGGTTTTTGGAAAAATAACTCGTATTTTGCCAGAACAAAGATAAAAATATGTATAAAATAATAATAAAACTAAAAAAATCAGAAAAAAATGAAAGGTGGAATAGGAGACAAACGCCCAGATAGCGATTTTGACGAAGAACAACTCAAAAACGGCATAAAAGTTGAAATGGAACATACAAAAGACAGAGATATTGTCAAAAAAATAGCAAAAGATCATTTGACGGAAGACCCTAATTACTATAAAAAACTAAAAAAGATAGAAAAACATGGATAATACATACAAGCCAACAATAGATACAAGTATTTTGTCACCAAAAGGTGATCTGTATCCAAAGTTTTGGGATGCAGGAACAAAAAAACTGAATAAAAATATTTCTATAAAACTAAAACAAATAGCCGAAACATTTGTTGCAGGTTTTGAATATCCACTAAAAATAAAAGACATTATTCTAACTGGCTCTATAGCAAACTATAACTGGACTCAATATTCTGATGTTGATCTGCATATTTTAGTTGATTTCGGTGAAATACCAGACGAATATATGGAAGCATTCAAAGATTACTTTGATGCTAAAAAACAAGTTTGGAATAAAACTCACAATATCAATATCTTAGGTCACGAAGTTGAACTTTATATACAAGACAGCAATGAACCTCACTATTCCACTGGTGTTTATTCAGTAATGAATGATAAATGGAACACAGAGCCAACATTTACAAAACAAGATATTGAATATGAAGAAGTTACTGAAAAAACAGAATACTTTATAGATCAAATAAATAAAGTAAGCGAACTATTTGCTAATAAAGACTTCCAAAAAGCAAAAACAGGCGCTGACAATATCAGACAAAAAATAAAAAAATATCGTCAGGCCGGTCTTGAAGACGAAGGCGAATATTCAACTGAGAACCTTGTGTTCAAAATGCTTCGCAATGGTGGATATTTAGAAGCTTTATCAAACCTAAAAATTCAATCTGCCGACAAACAAATGGGAATAGAAGAAGAGATATTCAGTTTTCAAGAAACACTTGAAGAAGCAAAAAAAGATGCCTGCTACTATAAAGCAAAAGCAAAATACAAAGTTTGGCCAAGCGCCTATGCTTCTGGTTATCTTGTAAGATGCAGAAAGAAAAAAGGAAAGATAAAAGAAGAAGAACTCGAAGAAGAAATAGAACTTGATGAAAAAACATTAGAAGAACTATCTCAACTTGACGAAAAAGATACTTTCTCAAAAGAAAAAGAAAGCGGCTTACATGGCTGGTTTTCTCGTCAAGGCGGCAAGGGAAAAAGCAAAGGCTGGGTTGATTGTAATACTTGTCGCAAAGATAAAAAAACAGGTAAGAAAACTTGTAAAAGTTGTGGCAGAGGCGAAGGTGAAAAAAGAAGTAAATATCCTGCCTGTCGGCCAACTCCTTCTGCCTGCACAAAAACTGGAACAAAAAGAAAAAAGAGTTCAAAACGAGTTTCTTGGAAATCTAAAAAGGAAGAATAAAAATGAAAAGCTATCTCACTGAATGGAAGAAATATAAAAATAAAGTAATACAAGAAAGCGTTGAATCTGCCGAATTGGCACTACAAAATGCAAAAGCAAAAATGGAAGGTGCTAAAAAACAAAAAGAAGCAGCAGAACTTGGACTCAAGTTGGCACAACAAGAAGTAGCTGCTAACCAAGATGTTTTAGAAAGAGAAAAACAAATAGAAATGTCTCAAACTGCGATTCCAAATACTGGACCGGCAACAATCGGGACCACCGGAACCACTGCAACAAAAATGGAAGAAGCAAACAATATGAGTTTTGGTGGTCTTGCTGATGGCGCAGTCGGAAATGTTCCATATTCTTCACAAGAATATAAAGACAGACCAAATGCAAGTGGTCCAAAAAATTTGACAATGGACGAAGAACTATCTTTAGAAGAAGAGGAAGAGGCGAGCGGCTGTCACGAAGGAATAGATGAAGCAGGAAGAAGCTGTCAGTTAGAACTACAATATGAAGAAATAGATGAAGAAAAACAATGTAATGAATGTCGTGATTGCACTATGTGCGGTCTTCTTACAGAAGCGAAATATAAAGGCAGAACAGTAAAACTAAATAAACCCATGCGTGGTGATGTAAAAAAATTCAAAGTGTTCGTGAGAGATCCAAACACAGGAAATATAAAGAAAGTCAATTTCGGTGATAAAAAGATGAGGATCAAAAAAAGTAACCCAAAGCGCCGCAAATCATTTAGAGCAAGACACAACTGTGCTAACCCTGGACCAAAAACAAAAGCTCGATATTGGAGTTGTCGTAAGTGGTGAAATAATAATGTTTCCAGAACATAACATAATTCTATTTATACTGTATGAACATTGAAAGAATAAAAAATTTAGTAAGAGCATTTTATCCTTTTGCCAAAACAAAACTGGGATTTGAAGAGCCAGTGAAAATACGATATATAACAAACGATATGGCAAACTCTCAAGATCCTTTTGGTAAAACTGCTTACTATAATCCAGAGCAAAAAAGTGTTACATTGTTTATTTTGAATAGACATCCAAAAGATATTTTGCGATCATTTGCTCACGAACTAACACACCATGCACAGCATTGTCGTGGAGATATTGGTCAAGAAGTATCAACACAAGAGGGATATGCACAAAACGATCCACATATGCGAGAAATGGAAAAAGAAGCATATATGGAAGGTGGTATGCTTGTCCGTGACTGGACTGATACATTAGAAGAAAGAGAACGAGAAATGCTTTTAGAAAACGAAGACAAACAGCACAAAGAAGTTGAAAAAACTAAAAAAACATTACGAGACAATGAAGAAGTAAATGACATGTTTGAAGAAAGAAGAAATAGGTTGAATAAAAAACTTATGGATAAATTTATCAAACCGACAAAGAAAGAAGGAAACATAGAATGACCTCTCCAAGACAAAGAAAAAAATGGGCAGCATTTTTAGCAAAACAGAATGCAGTTGAATCAGTTGTAACAAAACCAGTTGAAGTACAAGCGGTAGTTGTTGTAAAGCAACCAGAGTCACCGGTTGCAGTTGCCCCACAAACTGTGGTAGTATCTGAGCCGGTCGCAAGATCAGCAGCGACCAAGCAAAAAAAGCTTCAAAAAAACGGTTTAGTTGAACTAAAAGAAAAAGTAGAAACATCACAGGAACAAGTTGTAGAACAATCTAAGCCAGAAGTCAAGACTGAAACAAAGGAATGAAATATCATGGGCGGAAAAGCCGGACATCTTCAACACTTGTATGAAAACCCATCAATAACTTTTGAAGAAATAAAACAGATCTTCAAGAAGATAAACGATGGAAAAATGCTTGTCACAGAAAAATGTGACGGGCAGAACTTGCTATTATCATATTCTGTAACTGAAGGTAAGGCAAAAGCCGCTCGTAATAATAACCATCTGTTACAAGGTGGTATTTCTTCTAACCGTATCAATGAACTTGCTGAAAACATTGACTTCCAAAAATCAATAATGGAAGCATTTTCTTCTTTTGAAGAAACAGTAAAGAAACTATCATTAGAAGAACAAATAGATATATTTGGTCCTAATACAAACTATTATTATAATACTGAACTACAAGATCCGAATAATAGCAATGTGTTCAAGTATGATACAAAAAAAATCTGTATTCATAGAACTGGACATCTATTAAATAACAAATATAATGGTGTTATCACTGAAGATATACTGGCAGATCAGTTTAATCGATTAGAAGAAGTTATTAATAAACAGATCATAACTGAAAATATAACAGATAAGTTTGTTGTAACAATCAATCCTATTAGAAATATACAGCCACTAAAAAATAAAATCTGTTATGAAACAGCAATGCACAAACTTCAGAGTGAAATGCTTGTTTCTAAAATGACTGACAAAAGTTCTTTGGCAGAATATATTCTTGAAAGAATAGATCAAGAAATAACAAATATAGTTCCAGAGCTAACAAAAGAAGCAAAAGTTATTCTTCTAAAACGACTTATGAAAGTAAAAGAAGTAACTGCTAAAAATGTTTATAAAGTTCTAAATGAAACAAATAACTCTCATCTAATAGAAAAAGTAAAAAATATTATTGACAATGAAGGAAAACTACATAAAAAATGTATCAGTCCTATTGAAGAAGTTATAACTGAATATGGTGCTGGTGTATTGAGTGAGTTTAGTAGTTTTTCTATCAAAGATCCAATAGCAGAAAACATGCGGATCAAAGAAAAACTAAAAGAAGTTATAACAGCAGTGAATATGTCAAATGATATTCAAGCAAAAAATTTTATAAACAATCAACTTGCCAGAATGAAAAATTTTGACAATACCAACCTAACATGCGAAGGTATTGTTTTCAAGTTCAATGGTAATGTTTATAAAATGACTGGATTCTTTTCTCCTCTGAACCAGGTTCTTGGTATGACCAAATATCAACGTGGTAACATGATGCCAATCAATATTGCAGAAAATGTAAAACCACAAAATAAAACAGCAGTTATCAGTTGGGGTCGTTTCAATCCTCCAACTATTGGTCATGAAATAGTTTTCAAAACAGCCAACGATCTTGCTATAAATGAAAATGCTGATTTTTTTATTATTCCAACAAAAACTGTTGACAAACAGAAAAATCCACTGAATTTTGAAGAAAAAATAAAATATCTAAACAAACTATTTCCAGAATATAAACACAATATTCTAAATAAAGAAAGTATTAATACTATTTTTGAAGCAGCAAAGTATTTTCATGGAAATGGATATACAAATCTAAAAATAGTTGTTGGTTCTGATCGTAAAGAACAATTTGAAGTTCTAAAAAAATACAATAACAAAGAATATGTTTTTGAAAATATTGAAATATTGTCAGCAGGAGAGCGTTTGGACGAAGGTGAAAGTGCAGCCAGTATGTCGGCAAGCAAGATGCGAGAAGCCGCAGCACAGGGCGATATAGGCTTTTTCATGAAGGGTATTGCTGGTCGTATGGAACTTGACGAAGGTATTGAATTGATGAACCTTATCCGTTCCAGAATAGAAGTTGTTGATGATGGCAAAAAAAAAGTTTTGGAACCTATCTCCCGTTCTTCACTGGATGAAGTTATTAGAAAATCTGGCACTAAATGGTGTTTATTTTCTAAAAAGAAAACTAAAGATGGAAAAAGAAAAAAACTTGGCTGCTATCCATCTCGTGCTGGTGCTGTAAAAAGAGAGAAACAAGTTCAGTATTTCAAACATATGAAAGAAGAGCAAGAACTGGAAGAAATATCAGCAGCAGGAGGCGGTGGTCTTCATGGAGCGCCGAGCGCAGATAAGCAAGAAGAAGTAATAAATGTATTCAACCAAAGTCCAACTTCTCGCCTCGGCTTTTCTGCTCAAAAGCGCGACGACGATGACGCTATAAACAAAAAAGAAACAATCAAAATACTATTTAGGGAAGAGGAACAATACATGATTGATAGAAAAGAATTTCTTGAAGAGATACAGCTTCGTAAAATAATAAGAGAAGGTATAAAAAAGAAACTAAAAGAAAAACAAGCAAGTGTTCTCAAAGAAGAACAAGAACTTCGTCTTGTTATTAGAAAACTTCTAAATGAAAAGCAAAAAGATGAACCAAGACATGCAAATACTGGCATCAATTTGCTAAAAGATTTACTAAAAATTATTGTTCCCTCAATTGAAGATGACTACAAAGATCTAACAACTAACCCAGAACAAGTAAAATCGTTTAGAGCACACTTGTTAAATGGTGCAATAAATGTATTCAAGTCTGCAGATGGTTTGCAAGATCAGCCAGAAGCAGGAGCAGAAGAACTAACAGAACAAGAAGTGGTTGATCCAAACCAACCAACTGATCCACGATTTATTCCTATTAAAAAACCAGTAACTGTAAAAAAAGAACCAGTAGATACATTTACTATTCAAGGTCTTGATAGAACCGGCGCTAATGTAGCAAAAACAACATTTAGAAAAATAGAAAATAAAATAAAAAATACATATGAAAATCTAACAGATCCAAAAGATCGTGAAATGTTCAAAGATTATCTTATAACAAATCTAAAACTACATATGGATATTTTTGACAACGAAATGAAAGGCAATATCAAAGAGCCAACAACGCCCGAATATGAAAAAGAAAAACAAAAACTTGACTCAGCGCCAGATCAAGCAGCAGGTGCAACAGACACACCGCCAACAGAAGAACCCCTTGAGGTCAACGAAGGGCATGTCCAGACTATCAAGGCTTCCCTCGCCGACGATCGCCCGAACATCTCCCATGCTGACGTTGTCGCCCGCATGAAGTCCCGCAAGGCGTCGGCGGCGCAGAAGTGAACACTTTACAGCCAATATTTTTTGTGATAAACCAGTGTAATGAAAGACTACATTGGAATAGCAAAAGATATTGGCTCTCTTGTGGAAGAAAAGCAAGAAGCATATGGTGATAGCTTTTCGAAAAGCGAAAAAATAATAAATATTTTGTATCCAAATGGTGTAAAGCCAGAAAATTATCGTGACCTATTAACAGTAACAAGAATAATAGATAAACTGTTTCGCATAGCAACCAGAAAAAATGCGTTTGGAGAAAGTCCTTATCGCGACATTGCTGGTTATGCTTTGTTGGGAATAGCAAGTGACTTGGAAGAAGAAAAGAAAACACGAAGGGAAATATGAACATTATTCACTCTCAAAAAAATTGAGAAGGGATAATAAAACATCAGATCAATTTGAGGTAATGTTAAATTCACTAACTCTTGAAGAGTTGATCGCTCTGAAATTAGAGTTAGCAAACAAAGCAGCAGGTGTTCCTATTTATGGTCTTCCAATATACCGCTCGATGAAAGAGATTGTCAAAGTGGCTGTGCTGATGTATGCTGCCTCTGCGACCCGAACAGAGCGTGAAGCCGCTGCTTTTTTAGGGATCACAAGACTGGAATATCGTATGTATATAAAGCAATACCGTATTCTATCTTATTTTGAAGAGGAAAGAAAAAATGACTGAAACAACACAAACAGAAACCGTTAAAGAAACACAAGCTACTTCCGAACCATTAGCACCAGTTGATGCTGACACTGTGGCGGTAGAACAAGGAGATGGAGATACAACAGTTACCGGAACTGCCACTGTTGAAGTTACCGATGGAGATACTTCATTGTCAGCCACAGCAGATAGTCCAGTAGCACTAACTGTTGCCGTAGTTCTTGGACTACTTGTAGTTCTTGGTTTTGCTGCTAAAAAGTTTTTAAGTAAGTGATAACAAGAGGTATTTATTTGCCTCTATTGCCGACATAGCTCAACTGGTAGAGCATTGCCCTTGTAAAGCAAAGGTTTCAAGTTCAAGTCTTGATGTCGGCTCTGTGGCGAGTTAGTTAAACGGTTATAACGCACGGCTTTCACCCATGTATCGCGGGTTCGATTCCCGCACTCGTCACCAAATAGCAATAGGATACTGTTTATATGTCACAACTTATTCAATATGATGAAAGTCTACCAATCAACTTCAATATGGTAAAAGAAGGCTTTGTTGATGGGCTTGTTGCAGAAAAGTTTCTAACTCCAGAACAAGGAGATGTGATAAAAAAGAATTATGCCATCACTATAGTAAAAAGAAATTGGCTTGGAAGATTAGTTGATGGTTTATTGTGGGGAAAAGACAGCAAGGATGAATATAAACTTGTTATTGTAAAGGTGGTATTTCCAAATAGATAAAAATAATATGGATAGGTGGCCGAGTGGCTGAAGGCACCGGATTACTAACCCGGCATAGGTTAATAGCCTATCGTGAGTTCGAATCTCACCCTGTCCGCCATATATATATGGGCTTGTAGCTCAATTGGGAGAGCGCCAGATTTGCATTCTGGAGGTTGTGGGATCGTCCCCCATCAGGTCCACCAAAGTTTTATTTATAGGTATTTACTAATATGAAAAACTCTATTCTTGACTTCTTGCGTTTAGTGATAAAAGACTGTTGTGACAACGGAGTAGAATTGGTTTTTCATCCAGATGTTGAAATAAAACTTTCAAAAACAGTATTTGTGTCTGGGTTTTGGTCAGATTATGATAAAGAATTGCAAGTTGCAATAATGCATCCAGAATGGCTTACAACTCTAGCGCACGAATATGGTCATTTTTGTCAGTGGAAAGAAAAAAAGTTTATTGACGAAAAAACAATAGAAGCATACAATATGTTTGATGAGTGGATAGAAAAAAAAATTGAACTTGACGATTTAGCAATAGAAAAAATGATAACACTTATACAAAAATGCGAACTTGACTGTGAAAAGCGTGCATTAAAGTTTATACGAAAATATAAACTTTATCTTCATAAAGAACTTTATATACAAAAGTCAAATAGTTATGTTTTGGGATATGAAGCAGTAAAAATAAAAAGAAAATGGTTTAAAGTTTCTCCAACAACAGTAAAGTCTATTTGTAAAAATATGCCTAAAACATTTACAAAGACTTTGAAACCAACAAACAAACAACTGAAATTAATGCTAAAAAATTGTTTTTGAAACGAGAAAGTAATGTATAGTTTATATGTGTTTATGGATAGATATACAAAACCTATTCTGCCTCCTCTTTTAGTGGAAAAAGATTGTGGCAGATATTTTGTAGAAAACAACATTTCTGGTCGTGTCTATCTTGTCAGCGGAGACTTTGAAGACATATTCAGGTTTATTAAAAGTCATAACCAGATATGGCTTGGTTTCCACGATGTCAGCACTGAAGAAAATCTTTTATTAGAAAAATGGATAAGACCGCAGTGAAAAAAGAATATTTTGAGTGCGATTGTGGAAGTGATGAACACAGGTTTTGTGTAACTTCAGAAGACTCAGAAGACGATTTCGCGCCTCAATTATATTTTCATTTACAACTATATCAACATAGAAATATCTTTAAAAGAATATGGGTAGCAGTAAAATATGTATTTGGTTATGAGTGTAAATACGGCCACTGGGATACGATAAATATTTCAGAAGACGACTCTGATAGATTATATGTGTTATTTCATCAGCACAGAGTAAAAATGACAAACTTCAACAAACAATGGGAGCAGAAATGACAGAACAGCAAAAAACCGAACATAAAGATGGCCCACCATGGAAGTCAGCAAGAGTTTTTTCTTCTTTTGAAGAGGCCAGTGTTTTTAGAGCAACTTGCCAACAAAACAAACAACAACAAGTAAAAATCAAAAAATATCTAAACAATGTTGGAGAAAGTGTTTTTGTTGTAAAAACAAGACAAGATCCAAAACTGGTTGTTGAGCCTGTAAAGGAAAAGAAAAAAGATAAAAGTAGCAAATGAAAAAAACCCGGTGAAAGCCGGGTTTTGTCTTACTTGACAACCTTGCTACAGAAGTGTAGGTTGTGAATGGAGTCGGCCATGATAACAGTAGAAAAAGTTGATTCACTGCTAACAAGCAATGTTATAGAAGAAATAAAAAGTCGCATTACAAAACATCACGAACTATACGATAGTAAAATAACTTCTACTTTATGGGAAGAAATATTACATAAATCATTTATAAAAAACAATATGAACTCATTGTGGAATATGTATGGCCATCAGTCTGGATCTGATGTTGAATGCGAAGGAACACAAATATCCTGCAAAAGTGGAATAATAAAAGGCAAAAAAATAAAAAAACTTTGTATATCTTCTTATAGAACAACAGCATTAAAAACAATAGAAGAAAAAATAAATTACTTAGATAAACAACATGAAGACATTATTTTTTCTCTTGTGTTTGATAATGAAAAATATAGTATTTATACCTTTGTTCAACCAAAGGTTGGCAGTTTAGAGTGGAATGAAACAAAAGGTCAATGGAAAGCGATAGACAAAGAAATATGGAATGAGTTCAAGATATCAAAAAGCATGTCAGATCAATTTTGGATGAACTTGAGTATTGATAACTGGGATAAATGGGGAATAAAAGTATATGATCTATGAATTTCTAAATGTAAGAAATAGTTTGAGAAAATTATCAGATCAAGACTTCAATGATAAAGTAGAGCAACTTGCCGAAGAACTTGTTCAAGTCGACTACAAAACAAAATATACTGAAGAGCAACTAAAAAAAGACTGGGATGCGCTAAAAAACTATAACACCGAAAGTGATAGCACCTCTTCAACTGTAAGGGTTGGCATGAAGTTGTGCGAGCATTTTTTTCCAAACTTTTATAATATCAAAAACTCAAAAGGTGCCAGTTTCGCATCTTCGTGGAATAAAGAAAATCTTGTAAAGATTTTAAAATGGAATAGAAAAAGCCACTCAACTCCCTATATGTCAGAAATAAAAAGAGGAATATATTTCTGCACTGGTCTTACAAAAAATACAATGTTCCGACCACATTTGGCAAAAACAGTTGTTTCATATTTTTCAGGAAACACAGTTTTAGATCCGTGTGCTGGTTGGGGTGGTCGTATGCTTGGAACTCTTGCGGCAGGAAAAAAATATATTGGTTTTGAACCAAATGTAGAAACTTATCAAGGTCTAAAAAATATTGCTGACTTCACTGGAGAAAAACCAGAACTCTACAGTACAGGAGCAGAAAATATCAATAAAAATATATCAACCACAGTAGATATTATTCTTACTTCTCCTCCATACTTCAATCTTGAAGTTTATTGTGATTCTCCAAATCAATCTGAAAACATGTATAAAACATATGAAGAATGGCGCGATAACTGGTTGTCAGAAGTTATATACCAAGCAACGGACTGCCTAACTGAAACTGGTGTGTCTTGTTGGAATGTGCATGATGTAGGTAAAATGAACATGATCAGTGATGTAAAAAATATTCATAACCAATATGGTATGGGTCCAGTAAAAACTTTTTCTCTTACTTCATCAAAACGACAAGCAAACCAAACTGTGTCAAAGAATGAAAAAAATGCCGATATAACGATCTGCTACCGCCGTTGATCTGCAGCGCGTGACTTGACAAGTGCCCTGATCGCTGCTATGATGGGTCATCAACGATTTGTGGGAGTATGATGTAACGGTTAGCATAGAGTTCTTATAAAGCTCTCGCCTAGGTTCAACTCCTAGTACTCCTACCAAATATATTATGACAGAACAAAATAAAAATCAAATTATTATAACAGAAACTTGGGCAGGTGCCACAAAAGAGTTTTTTAAACAACTTGGTGGTTTTTCTACACTACTATTACTTATTCTAACAATAGGGCAATGTACTGATTGTGTAGATGTTTATAGGCTGTTGGGAAGATGAAGGATATGCATCCGTATACCCTTCGGTTTCTACCCGAGTGAAAGGTTAATTGGATACATACAGGTTCGAGTCCTGTCGGGTGCGCCAAAATGAATACAAATAAAAAAGAAAAGTCAATATTGAAAGCGGTATTGAAAGCGGTATTGAAAGCGGTATTGAAAGCGGTACTGAAAGCACATCGCATGTTAGAAAAAGCACAAAGAAAAACAATTAAAGACCCAACAAAACTTTGCGATTGCTGTATGAATGAATGGACCTACTTTACAATAACAGAAGAAAAACTGTGTGATGAGTGTTATAGGGAAAAATATGTCAAGACCTAAATGGGATGAAATATGGATTAGTTTGGCATTTCATGTATCGCAACGATCACCTGATACAAGGCTAAAAGTAGGTTGCGTTGTTGTTACAGAAGATAACTCATCTGTATTAAGTCTTGGTTACAATGGAGATCAACATGGTGGAACTCATAAACCTGATAGCATGGAGCCGGGTAAAAGTGGTTTCATCCACGCAGAAGCAAATGCACTCATCAAAATGAATTTTGCAGATCACAGACAGAAAAAGTTGTATCTAACCCATTCACCTTGTCCTGTCTGTGCTCGCATGATAGTAAATGCTGGAATAAAAAAAGTTATATATTGCGATGAATACAGAGATGCAAAAGGTATAGACATACTGAAAAGTTCTGGTATCTGTATAGAGAAATATGAAATGTGTATGTCCGAATAGGACACTTGAAATATAAAGGAGAACATATTATGTCAGATAAGCGTGAAATTGAACTAAACCTTGATCTTGAACTTCGTGCCCGTCAGGATAATGAAGTTCTAAAACTAACAAAAACTGTGGAAGCAAATTTTGTTCCACAACATGGAATGGTTGTTATGGTTGACGAGATTCCCTTTAGAGTAAAAACTATTGCTCTTGCCAATCTAAATGGACTAAAGCATGTCGCTTTTCCAGTTACTACAAAGGGTATCAAGTTTATTTCTCGTACCGATACAGAAAAGGGACGAGACTGGTTTTCCAGTAGGACTGAGCATTTCAAGCGGCTTGGCTGGAAACTTGCTTGATCAATAAAAAGAGCTGCCCGACTTATCGGGCAGTCTTTCTAAATGGTGTAAAATGAAAATAAAAACCCTGCATGATGGAAAAGAAGTTAGTCTAAAGGAAGTTCTGCGGGATAAACATGATGTAAAATATCGCGTTGGCTGCGACAGTCTAAATGTCAAAGAATACACAATATTTATTACAACCCTTGTTGGTATCCACCCAGAACGTTCTGGTGCTTTTATCTTGTATTCAAAAGAAAAAATTAGCAAGATTGTTGAACCACGAGTTCGTTTATGGAAAGAAGTAGAAAAAGCAATAAGTTTTGCTACGAATCTGCGAAATGATTTCGGTGTTGAAATAGACTATATTGACTTTGATCTAAATACCGATGCTACTTATGAATCCAGTAGACTTGTAGCAAGTGCCCTTGGATATGCAGAAGCAATGGGATTCAAAGCACGCTGCAAACCAGAAGCACTATATGCTATATGCGCATCAGATTTTATATTGCATAAGGGCAATGATTCGTATAAGAGAAAAGGATTGGCAACATGAAAAAAGTAAAAGATTTCTTTGTAAAAAATATTAAAAAAATTCTTACAGTTCTCAGTGCGATAATCGTAGGGGCTTGTTTAGTTGTTCTTGCACTAACAGTTCAACAGCGAGTATCACAGCACTTGTCTCAAGAAAGCTCTAAATTAGCCTGCCATCAATCGTACAGAATGATGTGTGTTCAAGTGCATACCTGTACAAACATGCCTGTTGCTATTTGCGATGAATTGATAGACGGAACGAAGCCATGCGAAGGTGAAAAGCCGTTACCAAGTGAAGAGGTTATTCATCGCTGCACAGAGCAACTTCGCCATGTGCAGTGTGATGGGGAATTGCCGGCAAGTTGCGGAACTTTTATGGAGTGAAAAAATGAGAACAGAAACTCGTCGTCAAAGATACAAGAACAAACAAAAACTCTCTGTTAGGTTTCCAGTAGAGGTTGCTTGTATAAATTTTATGCATGAACCAAACATTGGATATGTTGTGCGCGCTGCAGCTTGTTTTGGAGCAAGCAAAGTAAATCTAATAGGTTCAGCGCCAGAACCAAGATACTTGCGCGAAATATCAGGAACAACAAGCGATTACATTGATATATCAACATATTCCAATCCACATGATTTTTTAGAATACATCAGAAAAAACAATATCCATTTAGTTTCAGCGGAGATCACAACAGATGCTAAAAGTATTCATAGTTACACTTTTCCAAAAGATAAAAAAGTTTGTATTGTTGTCGGAAACGAACAGTCAGGAATCACAGCCGACATTCTCAAGCACAGTGAAGTTGTCGAGATTCCAATGCCGGGAATAGGCTATTGCCTAAACACCAGTCAAACTTGCAATGTTATGTTGTATGAATATGTAAAACAGATGTCAATTGTTTGACAAACAGCGAGATCAGTGTTATGCTGATCTCGTTCATGCCCCGGTGGTGGAATGGTTTACACAGCAAACTTAAAATTTGTCACCCGCAAGGGTTTGTCGGTTCGAGTCCGACTCGGGGCACCACTTTTATGATAAAATCAAGTAACCACGCAAGCTTACCTTATCATTTTTATTGTTTTGTCGACAATTCTTATCTTGGAAAAAAAATGCCTATTGGTAAAACCGAATGTTTATTACATTCGGTTTATTCTAAAATAGGTCAACATATGTCGACTCATGTATTGTTAGAAAGTGGAGCGCATTGGAGTGGCTTACCATTAATTGCTCTTTCAACAAAAGAAAAAATAGAAAATGAGTATGATTCATCCATTTTAGAACCTTGGGGTGGAATGGGAGACAATATAACTACCAATCATCTACCTTTTCTTGAAGGTCTAAAAGTTGAATTGATAAATAAAAATATATTTGGCCGACACACAGGAATAATAATTGACTGGTCAGATGGTTATTCTCGCTACCCACAAGAACACAAGCCTTTGTCTCTTATAAATCTTGAAAATGGACAATTTTGTTTATTACCAAACAATTATTTTCTTTTATAAGATAAACATTTTGTCAATAATAAATCATTAGAAAATACAAAATTCTATAAAAGAAATGAAAAAGTATTTTGGGAAGATTAGTTATTTTATAATACTATTAATAATATCAATAAGTTTTTGATTTTTGTTCTCTAATACAACTTTTAGTTCTTCACGGAAAACTTCTGTAAAAGTATATTCAACAAATGCCATTGTGCGTTCTTGATTCACGCACATCATTATATGTTGAAAGCCGCTTATTCCTCTGGATATTATACCTATTATTTCCCAATTATTGTTAAAAATAGGAGAACCTGAACTACCACCCATACCAGATATACTGTGTATATCTAATGGGTGTTTTTCTTCTTTTAGTATCATTTGCCCTTGATAGTGTCCTTCAAAGGACAGCGACATATTTGGTCCATGTATTCCCATAGGTGCTGCTATATTATAAACTTTATCACCTATTTCTGGCTTTAAATTGCTGGCTTTTATAGCGGGCCAAGAAATAAATTCAGTTACCAATATACACAAGTCATCTTCTTTAGAGCGAATAAAAGTTATAACTTCATAATGTTTTTCATAATAATCTAAAACTCTCATACCAACTGTGTTATCTTTACAAAGATGACCAGCAGTAAGGATAAGAGTTTTTTCTTCAATATGATTAACAATTACACCAGATCCAGTACTGATATATTCGTTAGTAGGAACTTCAATTTTTACAAAAGAAGTTCTTGGAGCATCTTTCATTGTAGAGAGAACGCTGGTGGTAGCGCAGCCACAACTGGTGCAAAAAACCAGAAGTGTTATTATGCCAAAGAGTTGTTTGAAAAACTGCGGCATATAAGTAACTATATTGCCGCAACGTAAAAGACAAAATAATATAATAAAGTTAGGAATAAAATGAAAAAAATATTCGTGTTAGATACAAGTGTATGTCTTGCCAGTGCCAACGCCGTATATAGCTTTGGTAAAGATGATGTTTATATACCGCTAAAAGTTCTTGAAGAAGTTGATAAACATAAAAATCGCCAAGATGGTGTTGGGCAAAATGCTCGTATGTTTATTAGAATACTTGATGAACTGCGAGATAAAGGATCTTTACAAGAGGGTGTAAGATTACAAAAAGGCAAAGGCGTTCTTCGTTCTGCCGCACTTACAGCTCCTGATTTTCCATCAGATTTGGATCTTTCTGTTCCTGATCATGTTATTATTGCAACTGCTTTTGGTATAGCGAGAGCAAATCAAGATAAAAAAATTGTTGTAGTGTCACGCGACATAAATATGCGCGTTATTTGCGACTCTATTGGTCTTGGCTCACAAGACTACGATGCTAATCAAGTTATAAACGATAGTTCAGAGCTTTATTCTGGCCTTTGTGAAATGGTTGTTGATGACGAGTTTATTGAAAGAATATATAAGGGGGAAGATCTCTTCCTTGAAGACAGCAAAACAGATAAATTGTTCCCAAATCAATTTATAACTCTTGTATCAAACAAAAATGTAAACAAAACAGCACTGGCAAGATTTCTTACAAAAGAGCAGCCATTGCGCCGTCTCGCTGAATACAAAGGTCGTCACAAGGTATTTGGAGTAGAGTCCAGAAACCGAGAACAAAGTTTCGCAATGGATCTACTTATGGACCCAAGCGTTCCTATTGTTAGTTTGGTCGGTAAAGCCGGCTCTGGTAAAACACTGTCAGCAGTCGCAGCAGGATTGGCCCAGTTGCTTGAAAAGGGCAGTTA